CTTCAGTTCGTGCAACTTCAGCCCATATACCAACCTTCTTCTTCCGATCGTGATTGAGCAAAAATTTACCAATGATAGAATCTTTAGCGGCAAACACAGCCAATTCACGTTTTTGTTCAGTATTCAAGTCTTCGTAAGTACAAGTATCGAATTCTTCCTCTGTCATTGTATTAAAAGCCGAAGGTTTGTGAAGACCACATTCATCGCAAGAAACATTGTAATCAACCTCAACTATAGGCTTAACTACCTTTTGCGTCTTGGCATCTCCGGAAACTCCAACTTCAACTATCTTTTTGGGTAATCGAACAGTTTTGACATCACCAGATACACTAACTTCAGCAGTCGCGCCCATCGATGAAGAAAACCAACGATACATAGCTAATGCTGAGAGTGCAACACTAATCATACCTAGAGCGGATAAAATGGGATGTTCAGAAAGAACCCGTTTGATTTCTTCATACTTTGTTTGTAAATATTCTTTACACAAAGTAAGTTGTCCATCCAAGTCCATCATGTATTTGTCCCAAATAGTCAATTCTTTGTTTTGCTTCTTAAAAGTCGCATAGGCTTTAAAAATATTAGTGTTGCGTGCGTAATCATACTCTATTTCCTCGAGAGTTTCAGTTTTAATACGACGTGCAATATCATTGACAAAATGATCTTTGTCAAACTCATCAACACAATCTTCATACTCAGATTCAACTTGTGCTCGAATAGCATCTGGCGCTCGAGTAGCATATTCACTTAAGAATTTCAACGTGTTGATTGACTTATGCTTTTCTTCCCGCCACTTTTTGCACACAGTTGCGGCAAATTCGTAATATGAAATAGGTTCTCCACTTTCCACCCAGCCAGCATCACTGCTTTTATCTCGAATAATACGTTGGAATTCGTATATAGACAAGTCTATGGCTTTAGTGGGATCTAACTTGGTTTTATCCAATCTCAAATATGAAGTACCAGAGTTTCCCCTTGGGGTACGAATACCATATTCCGCTTTAGGACTCACTCTATAAGCCATATCACCCATACGATTAAAGAAAGCATCCGGGAAAGTTAATGATTCGACTTTAACGTTGTAGTCATTAGTCGTATACAACAACATTTCAGCAGAAGAAAAAGTATTTTTATCGTGTAATGCAGCCATATGTAGATGTTGTGGAAAAGAGTTACAAGAACGAATAACTTCGAATAATTCTGGGTTGGGCGATGTTTTGTCATCTTTCATCTGAAAAGCGTCATCATAAATGACAATCTTTTGACCTTTATAACCATCCCAATATTCAGTTTCGACTTGTCTACCATAAACTTGATGGTGGAAATCCTCTTTCTTAATCATGCCCATTTCGCGCAAAACATCAATACATAACGGATAAACCATTTCTGTCTTGCCAACTCCAGATTCTCCAACGAGCCATACGCAAATAGGACGCATACGCAGTCCTCCACCTTTAACGGGTGAACATGCAACATATTCCCACAATTGTTTAGCGGGTAACATTGTGGCAGTAACTAATCGATACATTTCTGTACTGAGTAGTGGTTCAGCTTTATACTTCAAACCACGATAATATAATTGTTCAACTTTGTTAGCAGTTTCAATATCTGTATCAATTTTATCACGCTGTTCAAGTTCCAAA